AACATGGCTTTTACCTCAGATTGAGTGTTCTCTATACCTCGCATGGTTGATTCCATGCCTTCTATCTGTCGAGCTACCTCCGTGATCTTCGCTCCCAATCTCTCCCGAACCATGGTACGCTCCTCGCGATATTCATCCAGCACTCCATCATATCTTTGCCTAATTTTTTCGACTTCATCTTTGCTGTCAGTTCTGACAGCAGCTACGTCCGTGCGAGACTCGGTGTTTAACTTGTCAAGTTGCTCCTGAAACTTCGTTACTCTTTCATCTTCTGCCTTCTTCTGTTGAATCTGATTGTAAGCCAACCAAGCTGCGAAGAGGCCCATGGCTCCGTAGTCTAACAAGTATTGATAAAATTCATCCATTGTTTTCTCCGTGTGGTATCATTAAACAATTATCACATTATATGGGAGATGGTATGGAAGACAAAAGTGTTGACACAGCAAAGTCAGCAATCAAATTCTTCTACGATTTAGAATCGTCTGGGGTTCAACCTGAAGAACTCTTAGACGTTGCCATCTATCTTGCCGTATTATACGCAAAGAACCAAGGACAAAAATCTCCAGTAAAAATAATGGCAAGGTTTGCATACCTCTGGAAGAAGATTGAAAAAATGCAGTGGTTGCTGCATTTGAACCGGCATTGATATACTACCACGAGTTAGTCACTCAGTTTGTTTGTACACGCCTGGGAGGGTTCCGTTGGTCGGACCCTCCCTTTTTTTGTCTAAAAGGGACACCCGGACAAGTAAAGGACACCCAAAATACATATGGTGTCCTCTATCCTGTCCAGCCTACGATTCCCACGTTCCCCTATACATACTATACAGGACAGGATATATATATATATATATAGTATATAGAGGGGGATAGGGTATTGTAACCCCTTACTGGAAGTTATAGAGAATGGTGGTCTATGGTGTCCATGGTGTCCCCTTACCCTGTCCAAAGCAAAAAAAAAGCAGCCATAAAGACTGCCAAGTGTCGATTATACGGTTATCCTAAGATGGTAGCTTCCACAAGGTAACTTTGCGACCATGGATGGTTCTTCTGAACTTGGTAGCTCCCAACTTCTGACAAATGCCAGCAACCCTTCTGATATATCCAGAATGATGCTTCTCGATTGGTAGCCCTACACCCCACTGTGGTTTGGAGTTAAAATCATTCTTTGGATCTCCCTTCAGAATATCTCCCAAACTGATCCCGTTGGGAAAACGCTCAAGTGCTAACGATACTGAAGACTCCCATGAATCACTCAGCGTGTACTCAAGCTGGGAATCTTTCAACCATCCTTCTTCAGCATCTGTCAGCCACGTTTGCTCATTTTTCTCCTGGAGCAAATATACGGCTTCAGCAAAAAGCTTGTCTCTGTCAAGCTTGATGCCCTCAACATCACATTTCCTTGCCACGGTTACTGGCCAGTATCGTCGCGCCCCGGTAGGATCAGTCAGAATCTCAGTGTCATTGCTGGTGCCCACAATCAATCCTCGACGTGGAGCAACGCGCTGCACTCCTCCACGAGCATGCGGTGGTCTCCATCTATCTCGCTTGGAACTAAGTACAGCCTTGGTTGTGTTGTCGCCCTTACTAAACAGATTGTGTAGCTCAGGGATCTCCCACAACCATACACCAGAATGTATCGACTCATACAAATCCTTCTTGTCAATCTCCAACTTGGAATCAGAAAAGAACGCCGCAGATGCCAATGCCTCCAATGCTCGACCTTTGTACTGATTTTGGCGACCACAAAAAATGACAATGTGATCTACCTTGATGCCTTCCGTATCATCATCTGGCAATAATCCCCTGGCCACCATCCCCAATATCCAACGCGTTCCTAATGCCCGATTGAGTTTGGTGTCTTCAGTCCCGAAATAATTTGGAAACAACATGTGCAGTTTGGGTTTGTCTTTCTTCGGATCCCACTTCAATCCTGCCAAGTATTCTCGAATCGGATTGTAGCTGCGATGCTTCTCAGCGTACCAGTCCACCAGTGCAATGATGGTATCCAAACCATACTCCAGCCCGTAAACCTCGGAAATCCACAACTGCAAATCAGTGTATCCATACTTCGGGATTGGTTTTTTTCCAACCATCAGCATCCCAGAGAAAATGTTGAATCTGTATTTGTCCTTGATACGCGGGTCACTCATAATGATACGCCTAAGATTGAGCTTGGTCTTCGCTACATTTCCACCGGTTTGCTGGCCATCTCGTGTGAACTTGATAGCAGTCAAAGTAAGTTGAGCCAACACATCAGAATCTGGTCGAAGGGCCGGGTCAATAAGTTTCTTCGGTACAACCAGTTCATCTTTTTTTACGACTCTAATATTGGGTTTTTGTTCGCTCATTACTGCTCCATGTATTGTGTGAGTTGTCCGTACCATCCGCACTTATTTGAGTGGTTGCAACGCGCCCATCCACCATCCGTTGGATTGATGGTAAACCAGACACTGTTGCGGTGGCAATGAGGACAAAGAACCCCCATTGCTACTCCCCTCTCCATCACCTTAGCTCCTAACTGCTCTGCAATTTGTAACCTGACACTTGGGTCTTTGTTGATTGCATAGTTCATTGCAGTCTTCTCAGATGAAAACTTTGGTGGTGGTGCTGGAGGTGTTGGTGGCTTTCGTTCTAAACTTGCCTGCAACAACGCATCCACATCGATTAAAACCTCACCATTCTGACCCTTGCACCAATACCAATCTTGATGATCTTGATGTACAGATGGCAACAACCACAAACGTCGAGGATCCTTGCACGCTTTGTCCAGCAATGGGAAAATCTCGTGTACCTCCCACCAGATTCTCTTGAACTCATCTGGCTTGATTGGTCGTGATACAGGTAAAATAACCCGAAAACTCGGAGCGTCAGGCTTGTGACTAAAGGTAGCGTGAGCAATGTAGGCATAGCCACGTAGAGTTTGGAATATTTCCTTCGCTTCATCTCTACTCATTTTGTCGAAATCGCACACAAAAGCATAGGTCTCAAGTACGTTCTTGTTGGTAGGTGTCTCTCCTTCTTTCCACTGATTTGGGGTCCAACATCCTACATTCTCTTTTTTGTCAGTCACATCACATTGATTCAAAAAATTTCGCATAGGGAAGTTTGTCAGCCGATACTCAGGATAGATTTTGTTGGTATTGTGCCAACCTTGGGCTGGCTCTACGTGTGCTGAAATGTATGGTAGTGTCCATGTGTGTACGTCAATCATCCTCGCATCTCCTTGGGTGGTTGCCAGCCAGCAAGATCGTATCTCTCGATCACTTTGATTATCTTCAGCCAATCCCCTTTGGGTACTGCTTGATTTGATATTTTATCGATGGCAATCCTTGTGCTCATCTTCGGAGTCGTAGGACTTCTCGAAGTATCCAACCAAAAGAACACACTTGCCTTCGTTTTGATCATCCGGAATCCAGGAACTCCCGCTCCGGCTGAGTTCAAATCAGCTCTGAAATGATCAATACCACTGGTGGTTGGTGCGCCTCTCCAACTTGTTCCATAGTTTTCGGCAATCCATTGTCGCAGTCGCGCATGATTTACGCTTACTCGTCCTGTCGTTGACATATAATCCTCCTTGGTTAGTCTCTTACAAAATAAGAGCGACTGTAATAAAAGGCAAGAAATTTTTTATGACGTGCTTATAATTATTTGTATACATTCCGACTCTTCCTCGCTTTTCCACATTTTACAGGCAGTCATTTTGTACACAAGTTTGTCGTCCTTTAGTATACCTGAATCTTGCAAAGCATCTAATACTCCTTTCGCCAAATTGTCTGTGTCTGGCTTTGTTCCACGTGGAACACGACCTGACGTTTTTTTGAGCCTTTTGGGTTTCGAAAACAAAAACAGCATCTTTACTTCGCAAAGCTCGATGTCACGCTCATCTGTAGCTTTTTGAAGAAGTTCTACTACTTGTTTTTTCCAATCTTTATAGGGCTTGGGCATAAACACACCGCCACCACGTGATCTTCTTGGACGTGGACAGGCTCGACCTTTTAACAATATTTCTATATTTAATTTCATTTTTATCCTTGCGTTCTTATTTTGTAAGAGATATTATTTCTTGCCACACTAAACATGGAGTTATCATGGCATCTGTATTTTATCCTTTCCCCAAAACAAGGGGCTATCTAAAACTTCTGGTCTATGGAGATCCCGGCACACAAAAGACGCGCAGAGCTCTTCGTATGCCTGCTCCAATATACATCATTGACATGGAAAATGGCAGCACTGATTACAGTGAACTTGTACGAGAAAAAGAGGCGTACATCATCACAACGTCCAGCCATATCGAGGCTCAAAAAGCCATTCGAGAAGTTTGCAATCTTCCCAAGGGCAGATGCGGCACTCTCATCATTGATCCCATCAGCATGATCTGGTCTTCCCTCCAACAAGGGCACATTGAAAAAATGTGTCGTAAGAAACGTTGCCAGCCAGAAGACGTGTTCTTTGATGTTTCTGCGTGGGGCAAACTCAAAAGAAACTACAAAGACATCATGAGCAAACTTATGTCTGCCAAATGCCACGTCATTATGACTGCTCGTGGAAAAGAAGTCACTGATCCCAATGGCCAGAAACAAGGATACTCAGGCGAGTTCGAGAAGTCCACTCCCTTCTTAGCCAATGTTGTTATTGAGTCTCGCAGAGATGGCGATTTGATTGTAAAAGATCGAACAGGAACGAAGAAAACAGGTGAGCGAATCCCTATGGTAGAGTTCACGGAATTCTTGGCTGAGAAGCCCTCACAGCGCAAACTCCAAGCTGCATCTGAAGCAGCACAAATAGATGCGGTTGAAAAATTGCCTGCGGAGCATCATGCTTCTTGGGAAGGAGAGCGCAAAGGCTTTTGTGCAACGCTGTCTGGCCTCAAACTCAAATATGATGAGGTTGCCAAGTGGTGTGAGACCAACAAACGTCCTCGTCCATCCGGGATGACAACAGGCCAACGAATGAATCTGATTATCTTCCTCAAGAAGAATCCCAAGGCAGTCTCAGCCTAAGTTATCAATATCGTCTTCAGCCTCTTCTGGTTTTCCCGGAAGAGGCATTTTTTTTGGGTCTTCAAATTTGTTCATGGGATTGGGGCTTTCATTGTCCCATACAGGACTCCGAGCATCCAATGCCTCTGCTATGTATTGCAGTTCAGGGTCATTCCTTTTTGGCTGCAACTCAATACCAGTAGCCACTTCTGCGGGAATATGAGCAGACCAAGCGTTACTCATGATGCGGATAAACTGGCGGCGCATCAAGGTGTCAATGCTTCCTACTGTTTTCCAATCCGTCATGTAACTTTGTGCCCACCATGCTGGACATAATCTGCTCAAGATCTCCACAGAAGATTGGAACACGGCTAAAGAACTGGCCCGATTCATAATCGGCATCTTGGTCTCAATGAAGCCTGCAAGCTCAATGATGTCAGCAGCCAGGTTTGCTTCCAAGGCCAGCACCAACGAAAACAAAACGGCATGTCTGATGGTTGGTTGTCTGGGAGCTACTAAGTCTTCTTCAATCCAGTTTGGTGAGACTCCTTTTGCGAAGTCCAACATGCTTCGATGCCTTCCATGTGCAGTGGCAGCAATCACTCTCTCTCTGGCCACTTCACGACACAATTTTCTATATCGGGTTTTTGCCTGCTGCAATGGACTCATAATTGTAGCTGGAGTCAAAGCATCGATAACTTGTTGGCAGAGTGAAACTCCCCATATTTGCCGACCTTCTAACGTGAGCTGAGAAACACGAGGACATTTTCTTGGCAGCTTTACGTTGTCACAATGCCAAATCTTTCCTTGTCTGCCCAAGAATATATCTCTCTTCCTGGGCACTACAATAAGATCGTGAATCTCCATCCCAAGATCAAGAGGCCCGGCTAACATCATCTGAGCAAATACTTTTTCTTGATCGTGTGTACCATACTGAGCAAACCAAGTGCAAAATGTACCGACTGAGGCTCCAATGTTCCGACGACCAAGTGTATCAATGACTCCATCTTTGTATCGGCGATACACCCATATTTGGCCTTCTTCCCAATAATCCTCTCGTCTGGCATAGGTTAAATTTCTACTCACTTTTTTCTCCTTCTTGCAAAAATCACCAAAGCCATGTATGTCTATATTTGGTGGCAATGGCCGTGGTTCCCAACCATGTTTGATGTCAAAACATAAGTTTTTCGGTGTACTCAAATTAGGAAATTTGAACTTGCTTGGCTCTTCAAAATCTTTTTCAGCAAAACTTTTTCTCATACTAAACTGTTTGGAAATTGATCAAAGAGATATGTGTGATGCGGTTGGAGCCTCATGGGATCACTGGGTGCAATGGCGCAAACAACATTATACTCCACCAAGAGGGATACAAACCAAACTATTACACTATCTGAGGATCACATGGCTACAGTGGAACGACGACCAAGCTCTCGCACAACTATTGCAATCGCGAATGAAAGCCAGAGTGACGACTATGCAGCGTCCGCGAAACGGCTTATCAGCGTCATCCAGCGACTTCAGCAATGGTTTTGCGGTGAGAAACTCTTTCAGGCTGCGAAAATTCAAACGGAAACTCAAATCACCTTCCGATGGAACTACCAAAGCAGACACTTCGAATGGTGTGATTGTGGCAAATGGCGAAAAGTCATCAACCCCAAAAGACCAGACATCATGGTCCAATTCATTCCCTTTTGCAGGGAACTTCACGACAGAGCCAGATTAGCAAAATCAAACATGTCAGAAACTCTGAAACATGCTGCTGATGAAGGAGAAAAGTATTTAACCCTTTTATCCAAGCATCCTGATTTGTCTGGCCCTCTTTAGTGGCGCAC